TTATTGATAAAGTTACTTTAACTTTGTATCCAACACCTAATTCAACAGCTGCAAGTAATTACTTGCATATTTATTTTGAAAAACGAATTGAAGATGTAGGGGCATTTACTAATGCAACCAATGTTCCATATCGATTTGCTCCTTGTATGACAGCAGGATTAGCCTTTTATTTAAGTCAAAAATTTGCACCACAAAGAGCACAAGAATTAAAATTATTTTATGAAGATGAGTTAGCTAGAGCGTTAATAGAGGATGGGTCGCCATCTAGCACATACATAACTCCTAAAGCATATTACCCAGCGATAACATAATGGGAGTTTTTTCAAAAGGTAAATATTCGTTAATGGTTTCAGATCGTTCAGGTCTGGCATATCCCTATAGAGAAATGGTGAGAGAATGGACGGGTATGTGGGTTCATATTTCAGAATATGAATCAAAACAACCTCAATTGTTTCCTAAACCTAGAGGAGCAGATCCACAAGCTTTGGAGCATCCTAGACCAGCTAGAACAGAATTTTATACACCTACCATCTTGCCGAATAATCCATTCAGCACAAGTGTTGGTGCAACAGTCACGGTAACTCAGGATAATCATGGACGATCAACAGGAGATGCCGTAAGATTTAGAAATATTATTAGACCTGCGGGAGATGTAGAAGCTTCTGTTTTTATGATGCAAACTACTTTAGCAGCGGATATTACAGACAGTGCCACTACTTTAACATTGACTGATGCATCCAATTTTCCTACAGCTGGATATATTGTGATAGACGAAGCAAATAATGATAATGAAACAATTGAGTATACTGGAAAATCAGGAAGTAGTTTAACCGGATTAACTCGGGGAACCGGAGCACCCACATATAATTTAACTCAATTAACAACTACAGCATCGGCCCATTCAGCTGGTGACAGCGTAGCAGGAACTTATTCAATTACTAAAGTTGATGATAATAGTTATACATTTCCATTAGTAAGTGCAGCAACAATAGCACAAGCAGGAGGAGGATTTGAAGGGTTCGCAGGACCCGTCAACACTAGAGCATAATTATGGCAGGATATACACTCTCAGCATTAGAAGGTGACATTAGAAGTTATACTGAAGTAGACAGTAATGTTTTTACTGGTGCTATTCTAAGCAGATTTATTCAAAATGCTCAACAAAGAATAATGTACGATGTGCCTATCGATGCAGATCGTAAACAACAAAGCGCAGCCTTGATTGTGGGACAACAAACTTATAATGCTCCAGCAGGATGCTTGTTTGTTAGAGGAATTCAAGTCTATACAGCTACCGATGGAACTATAACAGGGGCAAATAATTGGCTCTTAAAACGGGATCAAACTTTTTTAAATGAGTATATTCCAGCTAATACTGCAACAGGAAGTCCTAAATATTATGCTCAATTTGGAGGAGCTACAGGTTTAACTGATACGACTTCAGGCAAATTTATGGTGGCACCTGTTCCTGATGCAACGTATTCTTTTCAAATTCATTTTAATGCAAAACCTACAGGTTTAGAAACTAATACTTCTGGAACCTATATTAGTAGGTACTTCCCTCAAGGGCTATTATATGCTTGTTTAGTAGAAGCCTATGGATTTTTAAAAGGTCCCATGGAGATGTTGACACTATATGAAAACAAGTATAAACAGGAAGTAGAGAAATTTGCAGGAATGCAAATCGGAAGACGTAGACGAGACGACTACACGGACGGAACGGTTCGTATACCCATCGAGTCTCCGCCTCAATAACAAGGAGTAAATTATGGCAATAACATCAGCAGTGTGTACATCATTCAAAGTTTTGATCTTGAAAGGTCAAATGGATTTTACAGCTTCGACTGGCGACACATTCAAAATTGCATTGTTTACAAGTTCAGTAACTCTGGGAGCATCGACAACGGATTATTCCTCTACGAACGAAATTACAAATACATCTGGAACTGCTTACACAGCCGGAGGAGCAGCACTAACTAGTGTTACTCCAGTTGCGGACAGTACCACTGCAGTTTGTGATTTTTCTGACGTTTCATGGACAAGTGCTTCGTTTACTGCCAATGGGTGTTTAATTTATAACACGACAACTGGTACGGGCACAGGAACAACAGATTCTGTAGCTGCGATTGCTTTCGGTGGGGACAAAACAGTTTCAAGCGGAACTTTTACAATTCAATTTCCTACAGCTGACGCTTCGGACGCGATACTCAGAATAGCCTAAGGAGGTAATTCCTTATGGCTTCAATTTGGGGTGGCGACGATCCTTCAGTAGCATGGGGACAAAATTCTTGGCAAGCTAATACTGTTACCCAAGCCGTTACAGGCTATGGGTTAACTGCATCTTTAGGAACTGCAGTTGGCAATACCAATGTAGGTTGGGGTTCCGATAAATGGGGTGAAGGTGTCTGGGGTATAGATACTCTAACCGTGACACCTACTGGAGTTGAAGCTAGTGCTTTAGCAGGTCCAGTTACATGGGGTTATCCAACATGGGGTGGAAGCTCATGGGGTGGCGAATTTATTTTAGAAGTTGCCGATGTAATGGGATTAACAGGAGTCTCAGCAACAGCTTCTGTTGGAAGTCCCGATATTAACTATTCATCCACACAAATACCAACCGGTGTAAGTTCAACTGTTTCTTTAGGTTCTATATCCATTAATAGTGGTGCAGATCATACACAAGGATTATCAGGACAAGTAGCCACAACATCTGTAGGAACTCCAGTAGTTACTCCAGAATCTATTGCGGCTTTAAGCGGAGTTGCAGCCACATCTGCAACTGGATCTCTTACAATTACTAGTATTGAATTAATAAATGTTACTGGCGTTTCTGCCACAGCTAGTGTAGGATCAATTAGTCCTACTGAAATGGCTATGGGCTTGACAGGAGTGTCGGCTACAGGCAGTGTAGGATCAATTAGTCCTACTGAAATGACAATGGGATTAACTGGAGTTTCTGTTACAGCCAGCGTCGCTGATATGACAACATCCAGTGGTGGCGGAATTTTTGCATATGCCGATATTGACACAGGCTCAAATATTACGTATACAGATGTAACAGCACCTTAGGAGAAAAATAAATGGCTTCAAGTTATAATAATTTAGGTATCGAACTACAGGCAACTGGTGAAAATGCCGGTACATGGGGTACCAAAACTAATACAAATTTAAATTTAATCGCAGAAACATGGGGTTATATCTCCATTGATATGGCAGGGGCCGACGTCACACTTGCAATGACAAGTGGTTCAAGCTCAAATGGCAGAAATTATATTTTAGAATTAACAGGAACATTAGCAGCTAATAGAACTTTAGATATTCCAGCTCAAGCAGGTTCACCTGCAGCAAATATCGAAAAAGGATTTATTGTTGTTGATAAAACAAACAGAAGCGGTTCAGCTTATTCTTTAACTTTTAAAGTTACAGGTGCTACAGGAATTACTTTACGAGCACTTCCAGCAGATAAATCAAGCGCACCCGTAACAACTTTTGTTTATGACAATGGTACAGATATTATTGATGCCTCGAAAGATGTGGCTCTTAGTTTTACTGACGCTCAATACATTGCTGATAATAGTGGAAATGAATTACTAGCTTTTGGAGTTACATCCACGGCTGTTAATGAATTTACCATAGCTAATGCAGCTACTGGAAATGGGCCAATATTATCTTCAACAGGTGAAACAAACGTTGATATAAATATTAATCCTAAAGGATCAGGCACACTTAAAAGTGGGAGCGTTGCAGTTAAACTTGCAGGTAAAGAAACAATTTGGGTACCGGCTTTAGCCATGTATCCTAATACTACAAATGGTTCTGCTGAGATTGCTCAAACAGAATTAGGTAATGGTCCAGAATTAAAAACTTTAGATTTTGATAAAGACTCAGATGAATATGCACAATTTGCAGTTGCTTTTCCCGAATCATGGAATGAAAGCACTGTTACTTTTCAAGCTTTTTTTACAGCGGATACTACTAACACAGGAACTACAGCATTTACTCTTGCAGGAGTTGCTTTAGCAGATGATGGTTCTTTAAATACAGCATTTGGAACCGCGGTGGGTCCAACTGCAAAAGCAATGAGCGGCACCGCAAACGATTTAGCGGTTACAGCAGCAAGTGGAGCAATCACAATAGCTGGCAGTCCCAGTACAGATGAATATGTATTCTTTGAAATAATGAGAGACGTATCTGAAGATACTTTAACTGCCGATGCAAAATTATTAGGTATTAAATTATTCTTCACTACAGATGCTGCTAACGACGCATAGGAGGAATAATGTCTAGTTTTGGATATAATATTTTAGGTTTCGGCGGAGGTAAACCACCTCCAGTTCAATATTCATCGAGTTGGGAAATTTTAGCCGGTGGCGGCGGTGGCGCAACATCAGAAGGACCTGAGGGAGGACCTGGCGGAGGCGCTGGTGGATTAAGACTTTCTTATGGAACTGAAACTTCAGGCGGTGGAGGTTCAACTGAAACTGCTTTTACTTTAACTACAGGTGTAGCTTATACTATTGACATAGGTGCCGGTGGGAGTGGAAGTACCTCTCCAACTGGAAATACACCTGGAGTAGATTCTATAGTGTCTGGTACAGATTTTGCAACTCACACATCTATAGGAGGCGGTCGAGCTCGAACACCACCAACAGCTACAGATATTGATGGTGGATGTGGCGGCGGCGGCAGCCGAGGTGGTAATGCAGCAGGTGGATCAGGAACAGCTAATCAAGGTTATGGCGGTGGAACCGGCGGCCCATCTTCTGTCTCAGGGACAGCTGGTGGCGGCGGAACTGGTGCTGTTGGAGGAAATGGTGCTGCGGGCCCAGGTGGAGCTGGGGGTGCAGGCGGCAACGGAATTACTTCTGCAATTACAGGAGCGTCTTTAGTTAAAGGTGGCGGCGGCGGTGGCGCAGGCGGTCATGCAGGTGGTGCTCCAGGACCAGGAGGTACTGGCGGCGGAGGTGCTGCAGGTGCTCTAAGTGGTGCAACTGGTGGAAATGGTACAACTGGCGGCGGCGGAGGCGGCGGCGGTGGTCCCGGTACTACTGCTGGTGGAAATGGTGGAGACGGTGTTATCATTTTACGCGTTCCAACTGCAAATTATTCAGGTACAACAACTGGTTCTCCTACTGAAGGTAGCGATGGTACTGATACAGTTTTAACATGGACCGGAGATGGGACCTATACAGCCTAATGGCACATTTTGCAGAATTAAATGAAAACAATGTCGTAATTAGAGTTCATGCTCTACACGATGCAATGACTCCTACAGAAGTTGTAGGTCAAGAATATTTAAGAAAAATTCATAAAACCGATCATCGTTATATACAAACATCTTTTAACACACATGGCGGTAAATATTATATGAATACTAAGCCCCCTTCATTGGCTTTTGATCAATCAAAAGCTTTTAGAAAAAATTATGCAGGCATAGGATATACATGGGATGATGCTCGAGATGCTTTTATTCCACTTAAACCATGGCCTTCATGGATTTTAGATGAAGACACATGCTATTGGAAACCTTCAATTCCTCACCCTGGCGGAGAAAGCGGTAGAGATGGTCTTACCAAAGAGAGTGAATATTATGCATGGAATGAAGATACTCTCAACTGGGTAGTTTTAGGCTCTTAATAGTACATTACATTTACATCTTATTTAAAATCTGATATTCTTATAAATAGAATAAAGACAGATGAAATTAATAGAAAAAATTGATGTATGTACCCCTAATCGCATTGGATGGTTAGAAATGAAACTTTCTTCCGTAACTATGAATCATTTATGGGAAGATATTGACAACGCCAAACAAAATTTTAATAAACAGTTAGCAGGTCAAATTAGTCGTTCTTTATTGCTTAAAGATAAAGAGAATTGGTTTTTTAAAAAAATATGTTTACCGGCTATTCATAGTTTTGAAACCTATTTTAATAATATAACGGGGAAGACTCTCACCTTCAATCATCATTATAGGTTGGGAAGTATGTGGGTTAATTATCAAAAGAAACACGAATTTAATCCTCCCCATAATCATTCAGGAGTTTTTTCTTTTGTCATCTTTATGAAAATTCCTTATGATTATAGAAAACAACATAAGCTGGCGCTCAGTGCGCAAGCTAATCAAGCCCAAGCCTCTAACTTTGTATTTCAATTTATTGATATTCTTGGACGTCCTCAACATTATTCCTATTTTTTAGATGCTGATTCAGCAGGGATGATGTTATTTTTTCCGGCATCCTTAATTCATATGGTCCATCCTTTTTATAAAATAAATCAGGATAGGATTACGGTTGCTGGAAATATTATGCTGGATTCTAAAGATACTACAGGGACCGGGTCTGAAAATATGTCGGGAGATAAAACTCTACCTTTGGACCAGACATTTGAATTTGATGAACCACCGACCCGTAGAAAAGGTCCTTTTGTAGACAAAAATCCAACGAAACAATAAATGTTAATTTATAAAGAAGATAAAAATTTTTTAAATAAAATGCAAAAACAAAAATGTGAAAGTCTTTTAAACAGTTTTACTTTTCCTTTTTATCTAGATGATTCCCAGGGAGGTTCACCCAATCAATATGTCTATTTATCTCATCATATTTTACGTCGGTTAAAAGATCAACATCCTTTCTTAGGTCCATTTAATTCTAACCACGCTCCCTATTTTATGTCTCTCTTATATAGTTTTTGTAAAAATAATAATATTGTTGTTACCAAAATTTATCGTGTGGCAATCAATCTAACTTTTAATCTGGGAAAAAGAAAACCCCATATTCACACTGATCACGACCATAACTATTATCAGTTACTTATTTATTTAAATGAGTGTGATTCAAAAGCTCACACCATTATTTTAAATGAGAAAAAGAAAATTATTAAAAGAATACAACCAGAAAAATATAAAGGAGTTTATTTTAATAAACATGATCATTATCAACTTTACCCTAAAACAGGTTTTCGAATAGTTGCGGTCTATACTTTTAGTTAAACTTTATGAAAAAATATACTCCTAATAATCCAGCGTGGAATCTTGAAAAGGAGCCTGTTCATCTCTATGCGTTTTGGCATGAAGCATTCAGTATTCAAGAATGTAAAAAAATTATAGATATTGGGAAACGTTTAGACTCCTACAGCGCAACAGTAACTAATTTTGAAAAAGATAATAAAATTAAACTCATACCCAGTAAACAGAGAGACTCGGAGATTGCTTGGTTGTATCCTGGCCCAAAAACTGATTGGATTTTTGGACGTCTAACCACGATCATTATGGATCTTAATGAACAATTTTTTAAATTTGATCTATTTGGATTTAGTGAAGGATGTCAATTTACTCATTATAAAGCTCCCGGAGCTCATTATGGTAAACATATTGATCAAGTTGTGAATATGGGGGTTAGAAAATTAAGTATAACTCTACAACTTAGTGATCCGACCAGTTATCAAGGAGGCGAGCTTTATGTACATGGTGATGATGAAGGAACAAAATTATCTTCTGCTCAAGGAACCCTTCTTCTATTTCCAAGTTATGTTCTTCATGAAGTAAAACCTGTAACCAAAGGAGAAAGATATTCTTTGGTATCTTGGATTACAGGAAGACCATTTAAATAATGAACTCTTTTAAAAAAAATAAATATAAAATTGTTAGAAAAGCTCTCCCTCGAACAGTAGCAACTTATCTTTTTCATTATCTCTTATTAAAGCGACAAGTTTATTTACATTTATCTAAAACTAATTTTATTGCTCCTGACAACGTTATGTTTGGTAGTTGGGGAGATTCGCAAGTTCCTAACTCTTATAATCATTATGCCGATGCTGCTATGGAAACTTTACTAATTGATCTATTACCTCTAATGACACAACATACAGAAGTCGAATTAATTCCTACCTATTCTTTTTTGCGCATATATAAAAGAGGAGATGGGCTGGCTCGACATATCGACAGACCCAGTTGCGATATTTCAGCAACTATCTTTTTAGGAGGATATCCATGGGATATTTTTATTCAACCTCCTTCAAGTCCTAATCCTAAAAGAATTAAGCTTGGTCAAGGAGATATGTTGATTTATCGTGGGTGTGAGATTGAACATTGGCGCGAACCTTTTCAAGATCAAGAGTGCGCTCAAGTTTTTCTTCATTATAATAAATCTAATAATGTGGGAAATAAGTGGGATGGAAGACCCATGCTTGGACTTCCCCATACTTTTAAAATAAATAAATAAACATAGACCCGTAAAACACGTGTTGAAATCAATATCGATCTGTTATATTGATATCACAATAGGTTTTGTATGCTACAAAAGATAGGCTTTTTACCAGGATTTAATAAACAAGTAACCCCAACCGGAGGAGAATTCCAATGGCAAGGAGGTGCTAATGTGCGCTTTCGTTATGGAACTCCAGAGAAAATAGGTGGCTGGGAACAACTTGGAGACGACCCTTTAATAGGAGCAGCCAGAGCTCAACATCACCTTATTAATAATAATGGAACCAAATATTCCATTGTTGGAACTAACAGAATTTTATACGCTTATAGTGGGGGTGTCTTCTATGATATTCATCCTATTAAATCTACAACGACTGAAACCAATGCTTTCACAACGAGTAACGGATCAACATCAGTAACAGTTACTACTTCTACTAATTTAGTATTGGAAGCAGGTGATATTGTACTCTTTGATAGTTTCACTGCTATTACGAATTCAGATTATGACGCCGATGATTTCAATGACGTTAAATTTATGGTTACATCAGTCCCAACCAGTACAACTTTTACTATTACAATGACTGCTGCTGAAACCGGTTCAGGAGCTTCCCTATCTGGCGGAATAAGAATTCAAGCGTACTATCCTGTAGGTCCTGTCCAACAGGCCGCAGGTCATGGATTTGGAACAGGACAATGGAGTGGTACGGTTTCTATTGCAGCAACATCAACTTTATCGACAGCATTAGCTGATGATGCAAGTGATACGACTATTGTTGTCGCTGACTCAACCCAATTTGAAACATCGGTAAGTGTTTCATCTCCAGGCTATGTTTTAATAGGAACAGAAGAAATTAGTTATACAGCCAATGACACAGGTACTGGAACTCTAAGTGGAGGGGCGAGAGCTCAACGAGGAACGACACGAGCGGCACACCTTGTTACAGTCACTGTTAAAGACACCACATCTTATTTTGGATGGGGCAAAGCGTCCGGCGCTGACTTTACCATTGATCCGGGGTTATGGGTCCTTGACAGTTTTGGTCAAACCGTGATTGCGCTGATTTATAATGGTAAAGCGTTTGAATGGGACGCTTCTTTGACCGCGGCGACTTCAACACGAGCCACGGCCATCACCGGGACACAAGTTCCCACGGCTTCACGACACATGCTGGTATCCACACCGGATCGTCACATCGTTTTTTTAGGAACAGAAACCACTTTGCAAGATGCAACGACTCAGGATCCTATGTTTATTCGCTGGTCGACTCAAGAATCTTTGACCAACTATACTCCGACTGCTATCAATACTGCTGGTACACAGAGACTGACTGATGGATCAAAAATCATGAGTGCTATCAGAGGTCGAGATGCAATGTATATTTGGACTGACACCGCGCTTTATCTTATGAGATATGTAGGGCAGCCCTTTACTTTTGCGTTTGAACAAGTAGGGACCAACTGTGGATTGATCGGCAAGAACGCCGCGATCGAAGTTGATGGTGCAGCTTACTGGATGTCTGAAAATGGTTTCTTTAGATACACTGGTAAACTAGAATCCATGCAATGCTTGGTAGAAGACTATGTTTACGATGATATTAATACACGACCCCGAGATTTAATTTTTTGTGGTTTAAATAACTTATTTGGAGAGATTATGTGGTTCTTTCCCACGGCTTCTTCAGAAGCCATTAATCGAATGGTCTCCTTTAATTATTTAGATTCCACTAGTCAAAGACCTATTTGGGTTACTAATTCTAATACCGATTTTGCCCGAACAACCTGGGCCGACTCCTCTGTTTTTGGAAAGCCTTATGGCACCGCCTATGATCCTGATACCGATGTCCCATCGAGTGCTGATACTTTTGTCGTGGGCAATACGGAAGGCTCTACAACCTATTATCAACATGAAACAGGAACCGATCAAGTAACTGCAGCAGGAGCGACTACCAATGTTCTAGGCAGTATTCAATCCGGCGATTTTGATATTACTCAATCTAAACAAAAAGGGGTAACTTTTGATGGAGATGGCGAATTTCTTATGTCTATTCGTAGATTTATACCCGACTTTTTGGCACAAACAGGAGATGCGCAAGTTACTTTAAATTTAAAAAACTATCCTACAGACAGCTATGTAAGTTCTTCATTAGGACCCTTTACAATTACGACGTCAACGACTAAACAGGACTGTAGAGCTAGAGCTAGAGCAGTTCAATTAAAAGTAGCTAACACAGGAGCTTCAGAAGCATGGAAAATGGGAACATTTAGATTAGATACACAAGCGGATGGAAGAAGATAATGCCATTTCAATCAGAAAAACAAAGACGATATTTATGGGCCAACGAGCCAGAGATTGCTCGTGACTGGACCGATACCTATGGTAGTCGAATCCGTAGAGATAACGGAGGAATTATGCAAGGAGGAGTTCAG